GATGCCTTCCTCTTCCGTGGGCTGGAAAGTCAGGCCGTTCACGAAGCTGCTCAGGGAGCCGAAACGAGCGACGATAAAGCCGTTAGGGTCGCTCACTTCCAGGCCGTCGCCATTGTTCCTCAACTGGCCGCCGAGCAGATCAAGTGTGCCGTCACGAAGCAAGCGCATCAGGATGTAACGGAACTCATCCTCGAAGCTGAAGGCATCGGATTCTTCCGCCTCGATCTGCCGGATCACGTCCTGTACCTCGGACAGCGCCTGCGATGATGGGTAGCGTTTTTTCTCTACAGCGACCCCGGCCTCGTTTCGGTAGAGGATCAGGTAGTCCGAGGCGTCAGCAGCCAACACGCTAAAGTACCCTCCGGACACAGTGCCAGCGAGACCAAGCGCAGTGCTGGTGTAGATGAGCGCTCCACTCATCTGCGTCGAAAGATCGGCCAACACCTTGGCGTTGGTCGGCCGCAGGGTTCCGCCGCCAACGTCCACCATCTTGATCTCTTCCGACAAGAGCAACTCATTTGTCGTGTCGATCGTTTGTGTCAAGCGTGCGAGATCTTCTGCTCCGCTCATGTTTACTCCAGGCGAAAAAAAGCCCACCGAAGTGGGCAGAGAATTAGGTAGCCGTGGCGCCGGGCCATGATCGGGTGTACCAGCGTTCCAGCAGGTCTCGCAGCTGGGCCGTCATTACCGCGATTGGCATGCCGGCAAGCAGCGAGGTGAACTCGGCTTCGTCAATGATTGGCAGTTCGAAGAGCTCAAGCGTGGCCGTGTAGCGCCACACGTCATCGCTCACAAACTCGGGGCCGGCGTAGATGTCGGTGAACCTGGCGCGATGCGGTTTCAGCCCCAGCGGCGTTCGAAGCGGGCAGAGAAACCAGTCGGCCCACCCGATCCCCCACTTGCACCATCCCTCAAACAGCTTGGCCTCAGCAGTTGAGAGCAACCAGCTGACAGGCAGCAGCGTAGGAACGCTGCCGAACCGCCGCCGCTGCATGGCCCGACCACTCGACATCGTCGTCCTGACTATCGGGCTTACGGGCTTGAAGCCGTACCCATCCCCCACTGGCAGCGGGAGATCATCCGGAAAGGTCAGCATCCTCAAGCATCCTCAGGTGCAAAATTGTCGTCATCCGCGTAGACACGCGCGTCGTAGTTGACCGCCTCCATATCCGCCGAGTAGTCACCCGGCTCGATGGATGTGATGAGGACCGGGTAGCACCACCTGTTCGAGACGCCGAACAGCAAGTGCGGCGGCTCAATCTCCAGGGAAAGATCCGGTTCGAAATCAATCGTCGGGATGATTACTCTGTAGTCGTCCAGGCGCGCTGCAGCCCATGGCCCGCTGACAGAACCATCAGGCCTGCGAACTGCAAGCACATGGGTCTTCCCGGCCTCCCAAGTGAACGGCTCGCTGCTTTCTACGATAACCGGGCCCTCTCCATGGGAACAATCAACCATTACCGCGGACTGGGCGTACCCCGGAATGTCATCTGCCACAGCGTCATAGCTGAGGTAACCGCTATTGAGCGCCGAGAGCTCGGTGCTCCAGCTGTAGCTTTTGGTCTGGTAGACCTGCGCCCGGCGCTGCCGCATGCCATACCGCCAGGCTCGGTCGCGGTCAGTGACGCCATCGAGCGTGATTTCCTCGACTCTGATGAATGCGTCACCGTCCAGCTTGCACTTCACCGTTTCTTCCGCCCAGGTGTTCCCGTCCCGGTACTTGATAAGCACCCCGTCGTAGTCATCCGGTGCCGGCAGTGTGAACGCGCGCTTCAGGGAACTGGTCATGTTCTGCGGCGTGTACATCTTGCCGATCTGGGTGCGCAGCTCATCGCGCACGGGCGTGATCCGTCCGCGCTCAAGCGTGAACTTCGCAAACCCGGCCTTCAACGCATCGTTCAGGGCGTCCTTGACCGTGCCTGCCTCCTCTACTGCGAAGTCGAAGTAGTCCCCCCGACTTTGCCAAGTAGCGGCGTGGCGCACGAACTCTTCGATATCCAGATCGTCGTCAGTGGCGCCGGCATCCTCCGCGACGTAGTGAACCCAGGGTGCGATGCCCCTGGTAGCTGTCGGCGCCGACCAGGTGCCATCGACCAGCACCGGCAGCTTCCGCGTGCCAATCACTGATACCTGACTCTCGGACTGTGCTGACAGCTTGGTACCGCCCCGGGCATAGACCGCGATCACCGTCACGCCGGGATAGCGCAGCGGCGCCTTGTCTATTCTGGCGCGCATGCCATACCACTGCACACGGTCCTGCTTAGTATTGGCAGTGGACTCTTCACCGATTCTGCGGACCCGCATTTCCCCGCGCATGTAGGTCGGGAAGGTTACCGCTCGGGTGAAAGCGATCTGATCTCGACGGGTTGCAGTGAAGGTCCAGAAAACGGAGGTCCAGTCACCTGCCGTGTTGGTATCGCGGTATTGCGCCTCGACCTTCACGCTGACCTGACGCTGGTTGCCGTTCTTCTCGGTGTAGCGGATCAGGCCGCTCGGGAAGAAGAAGTCCAGCTCCACCCGGCGTACAGTCTCGCCCTCCGGGCAGACCACGAACGACCCCGCCCAGTCGCCTTCAGTGGTTGACCCGTCCAGCACGGCGCTCACGCCATTGCTCTGGATAGCGTCGAACCCATCCCACTCATCGTCAACCGAACCGGTGTCGGTCAGGCGGACGACTGTGATCGCTGAAGGCCCATGGCTCTCGTCTTCCGGGGTCTCGCTGTCATCTTCGACGGAATCATCAGAAACTTCCGTGATCCGGTAACGCATGTCGCGATAGCCGATCGATGAAAGCAGTTCACCGGTCTGCAGGCCTACAGCTGGAGCGCCGCCGTCATACGCCATGGTCATCGAGGCATCTTGACCATCCGTTGCGGCCTCAGACTTCACGCCCGTCGCAAACACGGGGCTCGCACCCAGGATGTCGACGACTACACCGGTGATGGTCAGGCCGGTACCAGTGAACGGCGCGGCCTGCTCAGCAATCCGCAAACACCCGCTCGATGCACTGGCCACTAACGGCGTGCCTGCCAAAGCGGCGTTCACTGCAGACACCAGGCCGGCGAGGTCGGTGGTGGCAGTGGTGAGAGCAACGGGGAAATCGCTGGCTCCCCGAGAAACCGTAAAGCTCAGCGGCGTCACATTGAAGTCGAAGCGCGTAGGCGCTGCGCTGCCGGTTACCATCGAGGCGCTACCAGGCACTTCCGGCGTGCCTGGCACCTCTGGCGTATAGCTGGCCACCACGTACTCGCCAGCATTGGCGCCCGATATCTCGATACGCATTCCAACAAACGGCTTTAGCATGGGCAGATGCGGGCCGCTGACCACGGTTGCGCGCCCATCAACCGGACCGGTATATGTGTACGGGTACGGCACCTCGATGCGAGCGATCATTCCGCTGTCCCAACCGAGGGGGAACCAGCCAGCGCCCTCTGGAACGGTCAGCACATGGTCTGCAACCAGCACCGATTCGCCCGTAAACTGCTGTGACACGGTGGTGGTGGTCGTGAGCGTGAGCCCTGCCCCGCCGGTGCTGGTTGACCCAACCTCGGTGGAGTTGTGCCACCACAGCCGAGCCGGCTCATCAGCCAACGACTCGCCCGGGCCGTAGATCCGGTATCGCGCGGTGCTACCGAGCGATGCGATCGGGGTGTCGCCGATCTTCACGTCAGTCGGGTTGATCTCAAACTCACCCACGCCTACGCACAGCAGCATCTCCACCCACTGCTCCGTTTCGTTAACGAAGTAGTGCCGAGGGGGCACTAGGTAGTCAGGGAAGATTCGCGTGCGGCCGGCGACCTCCCGGATTATGTCCCCCACCTTCACCTGGTTGCCGGTGGTCTTCGCCAGGTTGAGGCTTTGCCCCTTTTGCGACTTGTTCGTCGGGGTGGCCAGCGGCTTCTGGGTGAGCATTATGACGCCGACTGCCACCACGGCCGCCACCACCGCCCACACAGCCACCTCAAGGCCTGTGCCCTTGGGCTCTGGGTAGATGCGGACCGTGTCCATCGGAGAAAACTCGACCTTGCCCCAATGGTCAGGTGAAATGAAAACCCCGTTCACCTCGATGCTGATGGGCGGTGCCGAGCGCGGCGCGTACCCTGGCACGTTGCGCTGCAGCCACCCCTCGATCGTCATCACCTTGTCGGTTCTGTGGCGCTCCAGGGGGGAGCCCTCAAGCTTGCTCGGGTAGAACTCGATCACGGTGATAACTCACTTTCAGGTACTGGTCTTGAAATCGCCGAAGCGGCTTGATGGTCGCCCCGCTGGGCTTCATCTCCAGGCCATGCAGCCGGCCTTCGGCCTCAACGATCAGCGCAACGTGGATGCAGATATCGCCCCGCCAGACGCAGGCGATAGCGCCGACCTCCGGCTCGCAGCGCTCCATGCCAGCGGCTTCATGGTTGACCGCTCGGGTGAACTCCATCGGCATGGTGTTCCGGACATAACCCCAGCTCGGTAGCAGCCTCAGGCCGTACACCTCATGACGCACTGCTCTGGCCATCCCCCAGCAATCGAAGCGCGCAGGGCCGCGCCCGCCATCCTCGTAGGTGGCGGCCAAGTAGCTGTCAAACATCACACGTACCTAAGGCAGGGGGCGAAACTCAAGGTGTACTTGCGCCTTGGCCAGGCCAAATTGATGTAGTCGGAGTAGCCAGCCTGCAGTTGCACGCTGGCCCCTTCCATGAACCCGCTGAGCACCGTCATCCGGTACGGCTTCTCTGCAGGTGCGGACAGGTCGGATGACAGGAAGATCCGGAACACCAGAGTGATCTTCTGCCGGGCCTCCAGCGCCTGATCGATCAGCTGCTGCGCTACGCCGGTGACGTTGTCGATGGCAAAGGTCAGCGTCTGGCTACCACTGTCGTCGCGCTTGGGCAGCGCTGCATCGAACGCTGCGGCGGTGAACTTCACCTTGGCCCCTGTCTCGAGGGTGGCCAACACATCGTCGAAGCCAGCACAGAGGTAGATCGGCGCCGGCCAGGCTGGACAGCGAAGCTCAAGGGTCGGAATGATCCACGCCTTGCCGCCAGAGGCATACAGCGTTGCAATCGCGGTCATCGCCCTACCCTTTTTGCCCCATAGGTTTGCTCATAGGCCTTGGCCAGCACGCCGCCTTGCCGGATGTTTGCCACGCAGATATCAAGGATCTGACGACCATCCGGACCCGTTGACATCTGAACTTGCCCTGCGCGACTGGCATCCTCATACAGGTTGACCTGAGGCGCAGGCTGAACCGGCGCCGGGCTGGTCGAGGGCACTGAATCGGCAGTGGCCGCCGAAGAACTGCCCGGCCCACCAACGAAGGCGGCACGACCGTCGCTGATGGCTTCCAGCGTGCCTACTCCAATGCGCGCGGTAGCCTCGGCATCGAACACGTACTCGCCGCGGTGCACCGGGCCGGCGACCTCATCCTTGCGTCCGTGTCCCGTGTAGCCGCCATCCATGAAGCCCACACCCGACATCGCGGTCATGCCCACGGCCGAAGCCAGCGGGTTGGCGATAGTGAGCGCTGTGGCCATTGCACCTGGTGCCAGAGCCGGGCCAACGATTGGAATTGCCGCAGTCGAGGCAAATGCAGCCAGGCCGGCCTGCAGCGCTGTCGCCTGGGCATTCGCCGCCATCATTCCCGCAGCGCTGGCCTGGGTGGTCTTGCCAACGAGCAGCTGAACCCCTTGGTAAATGAGCCACTGCGCGGCCATGTCCGCCAGCGCATTGAGCACCGATTCAGCAAAGCCGCTGAGCATGTTGCCCAGAGCATCACCAGCACTTTCAGTCTCTGTAGCAACATCAGTCATGAAGGTGCTCAGTTCGCTTCGAGCACTTCCCAAGATGTTCGTGGTGGCATCTGCTGCCTGGGCGGAGTAGTTCTGCGCATCGTCAGCGAAGTTTGCCCAGGCCTCATGCACCCCGTTCATCCAGTTGGATTGCTGCTCATCTACCGCCGCGTAGAAGTCCTGCTGCGCTTGGAGCCGTTTGCCGAGCTCATCCTGAAGCACCTGTGTTTCGCTGGCATACAGCTCAGGGGCAAGCTGCCCGGTGTTTCGCTGCTCATTCAGGGTCTGGAGGTCTTCCACGTACTTCTGGCGCAGCGCCAGGTCAGCGCGCATGCGGTCGCGGGCCTTGTCGCCCATGCCGATGCCGGCCAACTCCTGGGCATATCCGTTCGCAGCCGTCTGAGTCCCGGCCTTCTGGGCCGCCCTGAAGGCGCTGAGTTTCAAGTCGTCCTCGTTGGCCTTCTTGATTTTGTTCAGCGCATCCAGTTCAGCAGCCAGCTCAAGCAGCCGTTTCTGCTGGACCTTCGACAGGTTGCCGAGCTTGCCCTCCTGCAGCTCAAAGGACAGCTTGGCGACCTCGGTTGCGTCCTTCTGCTTGTCGCCCGTGGTGTTGATCAGCTCGATCTGACGCTTGTAGCCTTCCTCAGCTGTCTCGAAGTCTTTCAGCTGCTTTTTGGCAGCCTGTTCTGACTTGGACTCGCCTTCTCGCTTGGCCTTGTTGGCCTTGTCGTTGGCCTTCTTCTGCGCCTCGATGGCGTTGGCTGCCGACAGGATCGCCTGCCTATCTGTCTCGGTGAGGTCCGCATTCTCTGCGATGTAGCGGTTTGCGATCTTGATCGCGTCGTTGTTGTCTTGCAGGCCGCCGAGCTGTTTCTGCAGGGTTTCCAGGTAGGTCTGACCAGCGCTGCTCATGCCGGCCTTCGCGGCATTGTTCGCTTCGGTCGCTACCGTGTTTTCCTTGGTAACCCCGGTGAGGACGCGCAAGGTCTCGGCAATCAGCCCTGAACGCTGGTCAGCATCGCTGACGGCGCCGGCCTGCGTGATCCAGCCCTGAACGGTAGCAGCCGGCAGCTGCAGGCGGGCTCCTACTTCCTTGAGGATGGGCGCAAGGTCGGCACCAGAGGATCGAGCCTCATTAAGTCGGTCGATGACGCCCTGATATTCAGCCAGCTGCCTGTTGTACTGACCACCCGAGTCGCGTGCAGGAGCTGTCACTGTCGCAGAGCGGATGGCCTGGGCAAGTTCGCCATAGGCGTCCTTGATTTCATCCGTGGCCTTGATCTGCTCCTGCTGCCACTTGACCAAGGCTGCTTCGCGCTGGTCCTGGTTCAGCTTCTGGAATTCCTCTCGAAGCTGCGAGACAGGTTTGTGCAAATCCTCAAGACTGGCACCGGCCTGGTCAGCATTGTCGCGAAGCAGGAGGAAACTTGCCGCCGCAGTGCCCGCCAGCATGGCTAGACCCATTGGCCCGCCAAGGACCGCCATCAGCCCGCCCCTTATGGTCGTGCTCGCCAAATTCGCCTGCGCGATTGCAAGGGCTTCAGTTGACGACTTGAGCGCGGCCTGCTTGGGGATTAGCTGGGTCTGAACCAGAGAAAGTCTTTGCAAGCCAGTAGCTGCAGCAACTGAGGCTTCAGCTTGTAACACTTGTGCTTGCGCGTAGATCCGCTGAGCTTCTGCAGCTCTGATAGCGGATTCAGCGCTTTGTATTTGGGCGGCGCGCTGGGCAAGTGTTGCTTTCACTGCCAAGTAGGTTTTGGCGGCGTAGTTAGTGAGAGCGGCTACACCGGCACCGCCAATTGCGACAGCTATCAGATCAACGTTCTCACCGAGAGTAATGAGTACTTTGGATAGGCCGCCAACAGCGCCGGTCTGCTCCTCCATCTTCCCTAAGAAGCTACCAATCGCGTTGCTGATGTTCATCAGGGCGTCTTGAACGCTGGTGGACATTTCGGCCGCAGCTTTGCGGTTGACCTCCACATTGCGCAGCAGACCGGTATTGATGTAATCGAGCGACAGTTTGCCTTCGACACCGAGCCTTCGGATCTCCTCGGCGCTCTTTCCGGTGGCGCTGGCAATCGCAGTGACGATGGTCGGCATGGCGTCCTGAATGGACACCCAGCCATCCGCCTCGACTTTGCCGGTCTGCAGCGCCTTCGAATACGCATCCAGCGCCGAACCGGCTTTATCAGCAGCTGCTGCATTGGTCACCAGCAGAAAGCTGAAGCTGTCGGTGATATCCAAAGTTTCCTGGGTGTTGAAGCCCAAGCTACGCATAACTTCCGCAGTGCGGATATAAAGCTCTTGGGCTTCTGCCAGAGGCCGGTAAGTTTCCTGCGCAGTTTGCAGCAAGTGATCTTGAACCAGCTGATACTCGCTTGCGCTACCAGCTGCAGCCTTCATCCTGTCAGACATCTGCCCATAGGCGTCGACTTGCTGGATGATTCCGCCGATCAGACCGGCTCCGGCCACCGCCGCAAATGCGCCACGAATGAGAGTGCCGGCCTGCTGCGCCGCTGCGCCGGCCCGATCAAAAGCTGAGTCGACCTTCGCCAGACTCTGGTCAATCGCCTGGGATGACCGCGCGACCAGCTGATCCGCATTGGCCAACTCCCGACGCAGCTGAGCAGTGGTCGCCTCAATCTGGACCAGCATCCCCTGGACTTGTTGGTCGGCCATATGCGATCCCAAAAAAAGGCCCGCACAAGGCGAGCCTAAACTGTAAAAAAGAGAGTTAGATATTTTTGCTAGAACATACTTGACCAGCGGCTTCGTCAATACTCAGTACAAAAAACTTTCCGGTAGAAAGTTTCATTGCAATGAAAGGTTCGAAACCCGAGTACGCTCCGTATGAGTTTTTAGCATTAACAAGACCGCAAGTAGTTCCATCCTTGGCAATGCGAACATCTTTGAACTTCGAACTTTCTGCATCTTTCAGTTTATCTTCCATTGCGCTTTTCAGTGCAGTCAGATCTGCCTTGGAAGCTGCTGTTCCAGCAGCAAATGCCCCTGAACAGACAAGCAGTGAAAGGGCAGCAGCAAGCGTAATCTTCCTAATCATGAAGGGCTCCGTTTGTTGAGCCGGAAACCATACCAAGATTCTGGCCTCGCTGGCCCCTATGCTTTCCTTCCTGTGAAGGCTTGACGAAGCTTCTCTGCCACTGTTGACGCGCTGGGCTTCTGTTTGCGGCCTTGGGCTTTCCCTTTGCCGAAGGGGTTGGTCATCTGCGACCACTCGAGCCTGGCATCCAGTGCCATGAACAGTTCAGGCAGCGGCGTTCGCCAAGCCACATCAGGCTGCCAACCAAGCCAGCCAGTCGCGATTGAGTACAGCCGGTCGACGTAACTCCCATCCTCAATGACGCTTACGCCGTCCCGGCTTGTTCGTTTCCCGCGTCTTTGCCGCACGGGTTGTACAACGCGACCAGGTAGGCGTTCAGCTGCGTCGACACATCGAGAACGCCGTGCTGCCAGACTTGCTCTGGCACTGCCTTGGCAGCCTTCTCGTCGAGGCCGGCACCGGCCACAAGGATGGCGGCGCAACCGTCGACGCTGAGCGAGTTGATCGCCTGGGAAGCACCGCGCAGGCCGCCAAAGCGGCTCTCGATCGCCCGCACAGCCTTCAGGGTTGGGGTAAGGGTGAAAACTTCGTCACCCAGGTTGACGGTAACGGTACCGTGCAGCGTGTTGTTCATGGATCAGGTCCTGTGAAGCCGGGGCCGAAGCCCCGGATGTTTATGGGATGACAGGGGCCGGCAGCAGCTCGAGGATTTCCGAGTTGATGCCAAAGGTGATGTTGCGGCGCACCACGTTGTCAGCGGCGCCGGCGGCTACGGTGTTGTTCATGACCTTCGCACGGTAATAGAACGTGGTCGGGCTGATTGCCGGGGAAGCATCAGGGTCGCCGTCGTTGAGGGTGACCTTGATGTTGTAATCACCTTTGCTGCGATCCTTGTGGGCGGTTTTGACGGCGTTCTGGCCAGCATCACCGTTATCCAGGCCCACGGTCATGGTCATGTCGCCGGCGTCAGCCGTGCCCTTGTACTTGCGCACACGGCCGTCCTCGAGCGACGTGAAGGTCACGCTGCTGAAGGTGTCGCCGAACTCGCCGAGGTCTTCGATTTCACCAACACGCACATAGGTGTCGGCCTCGAACTCGGTTTTGGTGGTTGCCCCGGTCTTGCCGCCGATGAACAGGCGGCAGCCAGCGGCTGTATTGAGGTTGTCTTCTGCGGGCATGGGTGATCCTCCAAAGCCACGTTGGATAGAAGCCGCAGCGCGGCCAGTGGGTGAGTCAGTGGGTGGTGATTACACGGACGGTAATCGAGCCCTGGTAGGTGATGCCGTCGGCATCGCGCTGGGCGTCGGCCTGCTCAACTCGAACGGAGACGGCACGACCGACTTCCAGAGGCAGGCGGCGCTCGTCCAAGGCGGCGATAACCTCGCCGTTGATGCGCTTGACCTCAGCCTGGCCAAAGGCATCGGACCAGACCGACAGGTACAGCAGGCGCGTTTCGCGCTTTCGGCCCGAGATTGGGCTGCTGTTGACCGAGACCTCTCGGTCAATGGAGACGTACGGCATGTCCGCGTTCAGAGGGGCGCCGTCATAGATCGGACAACTAACCTCGGCCTGAAGCCTGGCAAAGATAGCCTCCTGCAGGGCTAGTGATGGGTCAGCCATTGCCTACCCCCTGGCTTGCCTTGCGCAACGTGCGGCGAACGGCCGCTTCGATGTCTGCCATCACGTACTCACGGTTGACCTGCATCGACGGTCGAAGCCACGGATGCGCGGGCCTGGCTGGGATGTCAGGGTACTTGCCGAAAAAGTGCGTGCCGTCGCTTTTGTTGGTGGCCTTGCGGTTACGATTCCCGGCGCGCTTCCCGCCGAGGTAGCCCTTGGTGCCGTACTCGATGAAGCGCAGGTAGTAGAACTTCCTGTTGGTGCGCTTGCCACGGATGCCGATCTGGGCGTCCAGGCCACTCGGCGAAACGTACACCGTCAACGCTGCTGCTGCTGCCCCGGTGTCCTTGGGCATGAGCTGCCGCTGCGTCTCGAGGATCCGGTTTGCCGCCTCCAGCATCGCTGGCTGAAGTTCGTTGTCCATCGTCTTATGAATATTGCGCAGCGTTCGGCGCAGCCGGATATCGCCGCGAATGCTGGACCGGCGCGCCATAGCCTACTCCTTGGCCTGGGCGGCCTTCGCGGGTTTTTCGGTTGCGGCCCGCTGATCATTGATTTCCACCGCGTAGCCACGGGCGATCAGGCCTTCGCCATATTCCTTCTTCACGTCAAAGATTTCGCCCTTCTCGCGCTCGCCAGACGCACCGGTCAGCGGGCCCAATGCTTGGATTTTCATGATTGACCTCATGGGTTGGGTACCGATGAGCACAGTAGCCGCATCAGTGTGTTCTCATTGTCAGGCAATACAGCCTCGACCCTGTAAGTGACCCCGCGCCGGGTGACTCGCCAGCCGGCAGCAATGTCGGCGCGCGGCCTGGCGATGATCTCGGCAGATACGACGGCCTCAAGCTTTTCAGCAATAGGCGCTACCCGACCACTGGGCGTCCGTATTTCTCCCCACATTTCGGGGCGAGCAGCGGGCAGCCACGTCACCGTGGCGCCGCCGGACTTGTTGCGCTCCTCGTGCGGGAACGTCACCTGAAAACGGTGACGTAGCGGACCGGCTCTCATACGCCCCACCCAATGCGGTGAGGGGTCAGGAGCGCCACCGAGCCTTTCGGCAACTCGGTGGCAATGGTCCCGATCACAACGTCCTCACGGTTCGCGTAAAGGTGGCCGAGGATCAGTAAACAGGCAGCGTTGATCTGCTTGTTGCTAACCATGGGAGAGTCGCCAGCCTCGCCGGAAGCGATTGCCTCATCCAGCGCCTGCTGATCGGCATAAAAGCGGCGGTTCAGATAGTCCTTCGCCTGCCCTTCCGCCGCCTCGATCAGGAGCTCCAGGTATTCGTCAGCATCGTCGGGGTCGCGGAGATGATGCCGAGCGATGGACATGCTGATGACCGACATCATCTACTCCTTCAGCGGCTCAAGTGATGCCAGTTTCCGCTGCACCAGATCCTGAGCGTGGCGGCGGGCTACCGTGTACGCTGGACCGCCGCGACGGCGAAGCTCGCCTTCATCCATGTACGACCGCAGCGGATAAATCTGAAGAGTCGCTGGATTGAGGTTTGCCGCAACCTGATCGCCTTCGGCCAACGGATCAGTATCGAGGCCGCTATCAGTTAAGTCTGAAGCTACTTGGCTCGCGCCTTCGGATGCCGCGGCGCCATTAACGGAAACATCAGCACCGGCACCCTGGTCGGGCTCAATTACATCCACTCCAGAGCCCACGGTTGCTTGTCCTTCTCGTGTCACTTGGCCTGAGCCTTCCGCTGAACCTAAAGCAGCTGCAGGAGCCCCCGCCTCAGCTTGTTCTGGCGTGAGTGCAGCGTTAGGTGATGGAGAAGAGCCGGAGCCTTCAGTCTGGCCGGTGCTGGATTCAGTTGCCTCGGCAGGGTCTTTCGCCTCAACCGGGGTAGCGGGTGTTTCCTGTTTACGTGCCATCGGAGTACTCCAATAGGGCGCCATTGCTGACGCCACATTACGAAGAGTTAAGGCGTGCCGGTCAGCTGGCCGGTCACGAAGGCCTCTTCGCGGTAAATGGCGAAGGCCAGACGCTCTTCAGCACGGATCGTCGCCATGTTCTTCTCGAAGTCGTCGCTGTTCTCGGTCGAGATCAGCACTTCGATTTCCATCCGGTCGAAGATCTGCGCGCCGAGCTTGAACGCGCCGACGAGGAAGTCGTCTTGGGTCATGGCCTGGGTAGAAACCACAGGGCGATTCCAGAGTTTCGGGTTGGTGCCTTCCTGAGGCTGGCCGATGATGTAGCGGCCTTCCCCGTCCTTGGTCAGCTCAATGGCCGCCCAGTCGATCGGGTTGAGCACGATGCCGTCGGATGGGAACTCGGCCAGTTCGGCCTGCAGCAGCGCCAGGCGCAGGCGATCAATGCGCTGCTCGCCCACCACAGCTACGCCAGCCGGGGCGGCGTACAGTTGCGCAACGGTCATGAGGCCCTGCAGGTTCACGCCGGTGCCGTTGCCGTAAAGCAACTGAGCTTCTTCCGCCATGTTGAGGCCGTACCGTGCCCGACCGTCGATATAGCTCTGCAGGGCTTTGGCATCGTCCAGCATCTGCCGGCTGGCTTTGAACAAATGCGCGATGGTCCGCACATTCGCAGTGGCCAAGCCAAAGGTCAGGTCGGAATACGGCTTGGCCGTTGTCTCCGCTACGGTACGGGCGTTGTTGGTGAAGCCGGTTTCACGGACGTACTCGATGGAGTTCGATTCGGTGGTGCCCGGCGCGACCAGGTCGCGGACGGTCAGTCGGCGTTGCGGCGGAGCAATGATCCCCGGCAAGCGCTGAGTCTCTACCAGGTCGCCGCCAGTTGCGGTTGTGATAGCTGCCCGCGGTACAGAGACACGACGAGAGCCGCGGAAAGACGAATTCATGTCCTTCATTTCTTCGCTTTCGATCACGAGCGCGCCAACTGACTTCTGCGGTTCTTCTTGATGATTGCGATCGCGACTGGCGTTCACGAGCTTCTGCTCGGCCTCGCCCAGGCGTGCCTGAAGCTCGCCCTGCTTGGTAAGAAGTTCATCGACCTTGGCGCGGGTTTCGGTATTCATTTCACCGGAGGCCTTGATTTGCTTCTCGGTGGCCTCGGCCTGGCTTTTGATCTGATCGCCAATGCCCTTGAGGCTGGCGTTGAGTTCCTTGACTTGGGCTTCAAAGTCCATGGTCACTTTCCTTTCAGAGAATTGAGGATGTTGGTTGCCGCGCTCAGAGAGGCGGAGAGGTCTGGCGCGACAGCGCGAGGCTTATCGGGCGGGGCAGCGTTATGCGTACCCCCGCCGGCAGCGCGAGGCATGCCGGACTTGAAATTGGCGAACAGTTCGCGACGCTCTGAGCGAGTCATGCCACCTTTGGCCAGGGCTACATCCATGGCCTTGAGTGCATTGGCCTGGGCGGCATCTTCGGTTTCTCGCTCGGTTACCTCGGTGGGCGACAACAGCCCGGTGGCCAAGCCAAGCTCCACGGCACGTTTGCCACGGATATAGGTTTCGTCGTCCATCAGTTCGGCCATGTCCTCCGCCGATTGCCCGCTGGTCTCGGCATAGAGGTCGGCCATCGCGGCGTCGAACTCCTCCATGTCGTTGGCGATGTCGCGCAAGTAGTTGCGATTTCCGGCAAGCCAGGTCCAGCAGTTGTGGATCATGAGGAAGGCACTGCTGGCCACCTCTCGCTTCTTGCCAGCCAGGAAAACGATCGAGGCAGCGCTGGCCGCCATGCCGAGCACCTTGGTGGTGACCTCATGACTGTGCTCTTGGAGGCGGTTGTATATGGCGATGCCTTCGAACATGTCGCCGCCCGGCGAGTTGATGTAAACGGTCACGTCGCGCTCACCGATGGCCCTCAAGGCGGCATCGATTCGTTTCAGCGTGACGCCCTCGCCATACCAGTCTTCACCAATCACGCCGTACACCGTGATGGTGTCCGAAGTGTTTTCAACGGCCGCCTGGATCGCGGGATTCCATTTGTCGAGCGCGCGCGGGCTCATCTCGCTGCGCAGGCCGCGAGACTGGATCTTGTGTTTCATGGATTACTCCCGTGATTTGCTTTCCGGCTCTTGCAACCAGTTCATCAGTGCGGCCCGGGCGGCCTGACCATCGTTTTGCTTACCCAGCTGGTCCAGCGGCACCAGGTTCGACTGCACGGTCAGTACATCGCCACCAGGCATGCTTGGAAGGTTCTCTTTCCGCCGCCCCTCGTTTCGAGTCAGGTAGCCGTTCTGCCCCATCGTGCTGAGATAGGCCGCACGGCCTGCGCTATCCGCACGCAGGAATGCTTCAAGCGAGTACTCGGCATAGAACTTGATCCGGTCAACGGCCGTCATGCACCACTTGTTCACACACTGCTCAATTGGCGCCGTGAAGGACATGATGCAGTAGGTGAGAAACGCGATCTGCTGCTGCTCCAGTCCTGTGCCCCAGTTGCTTCCCTTGTCGGTCTTCATCACCATCCAAGGAGGGACACCGAACCATCGACAGATCTCCTCGATGCTGTGCCCTCTCGATTCCAGCAACTGTGCGTCGGCGGGGTTGATACCAATCATCTCCGGCTTCACACCCTGCTCAAGCACAGGGCTCTTGCCGGCATTCAATGCCCCGGAGATCGTCTTCACGTACTCGCGGAACTCGACGCGCTGAGCCGGGTTCAGCGTCTTGTCGACCGAAAATGCGACCGTGGGCATCATGCCGTTGCGGAAAGTGCTGTTGGCGGCATCGTCTGCCGACATTGCCGAACCGAACACATCCGCACCGTACCGAATAGCAGAAAGGCCAACTCGCCCATCCAGGGTAAAGGCCGGGATGTGCAGCATGTCCTGCCGCTGGATCTCTCGCCTCGCCCCCTTTCGGGGCCTGAAGAAATACCTCAGCCGGCCATCGTCGTCGAACTCAAGATCGACCCTCGATGGCATCAGGAAATCCAGGGCAATCACACGCCCGGCTGATCGGTGGATCTCGCAATAAGCGTTGCCCCATAAAAGCATCGAGGCGACGACAGCCTGCCAGAAATGGAACGCAGCCATGTCTTCATTGGGACTAGTGTGCACCACATCGTAGAGCGGGAAGTCTCGCGCACTCTCGCGACTGCCATCTGGCATGCGCCGGTATATGCTCAACGGCAAGCCTGCTACCGAGGTCGAGATGATCCGAACGCATGCCCACACGGTAGAAAGGCGCATGGCCTTATCGACGCTGACTGACTTACCACTACTGGACTGGGCGCCGTTGAAGGCACTCCAGAAACCTCCATCCGACAGCTTGATGGTCTTGCCCAGCCATTCACTCATATTGGCTGAAGGCTTGGTGGCAGCAGCCCCCAATGCCTGGGATAGGGTTTTAATCACTGACAAGCCCTCTGCGGATGAAGCCGGCGATGCAGAAGAAACTCAGCGATCCCGCCAGCAAAGCCCAGCCGGTACCAGCCAGCATCCAGACCCCGCCGCATGCTAAGCAGAAAGCGATCACTGCGCAGGCGATGAAAATATGAAATGCGTTCATGCGATCAGTGGATCCCGAATGCCTGCCATAAAGTTATCCATTCCGCCCCTGCCCTCTGGATTCAGGCTCAGCAGCGAAACAGCGTTGAAAGTTGCCATCAACGGGTCAATCTTTGCGGTTCCCGATGCTTGCTTGGTGATCAAGAAGGCGTTGGCTGAAGGCACGCCCTTGGCATTTCCGCAGGACCAGGCCATGAGCGGCTGACCACAATGGAGCAGCGTGCCCTCGGCAAGCTTGCGTTCCGTGGTTTTGATTGCACCGGTGAGCTTCCAACCTTGCGAGATGCCCACGATCTTGTCTTCCTCAACGCCAGCATCCGCAAGCGCGTCGAGTACTGCCCCGATGCCAGCCGGGTCGAGGCCAACTTTGTCGAGTAGGCCGGTGTCATTGACGCGGGCAACGATGGCCGCAAACTGCTCAACGTCATCACCGATGCGCTCCACAATGGTGATGTCGCCTGCCTTTTCTAGGTCCCTCAACCGTGGCGCTTCTGACTTGCGGCGCTCCAGAACCGAAGGGTGCGCCCAGGCGTGAGCCCAGTGGAACCACCTGCGGGTTCCAGCCTCCCGGCCCATCACAGCAAGACCTAGCAGGTCATCAAGCCCACCGCCGTCCCCGCCCACATCAATGACCTCGCACCGCGTGAGAATTTCATCGAGGTTTAGCCACGTTGCTCCTTGCGGCTCCCAAAACTCTGCCCCGACCCAAGCATCGGACATCAGCGCAAGGCCGATCTCGATGTTGAGGTGCTTGGCCAGGAAGCCGCGCAATTCAGCCTCGCCGTCCAGCTCAGCCTGCATAAACAGGCGCTCAAGCGTAGGTCGGTCGACGGAGTAGTCGATGTTCGGATTGACCAGGTGGAAGTTCTCAGGCTTCCGCGCCTCGCCGCTCTTGATCATCTCTTGAGAGAACTCATAGATGATCGGCAGGAAGCGGTTGTCGTCGATCCGGCCATCACGCACGCCGCGTGCGTAATTGAGCTTGGAGCGGAACACGCCAGCCGGCGGCTCGTTCGACTGGGTCGTCAACCAGATAATGAAGCCCTCAGGTCGCGACAGCAGACCACCAGTGGCCTCGCGGATCATGTCAGCGGCTTTGGGGTTCTTGCCGAACAGCCAGGCTTCATCGATTAGGACGCCGACCGCCTTCTTGCCGCCAACGACGTCGCTATCCGCAGCCACCACCTTCAAGGTCGCGCCGGTCTCGCGATGAGTGATCAGCCGCAGGTGCGGCTGGACATGCAACAGCGCTTTCAGCTCGTCGTCGTTGTTGACCATGTCCTTGGCCGGGATGAACGAGTTGTCGGCGATCTCCTTGGTCGGCGCCAAGATGATGAACTCAGCCGAAAGACGCCAGTTGCGAATCAGTGCCGTCAGCATGATCCCTGCAGCGATCGTAGATTTACTGTTTTTCTTCGGGATGCACAGCATCACTTCCCGAATCAGACGCTCGCCGGTCTCGCTGTTGTAGCTACCGAAGATGGCCCCGGCGAACGCCAGGACCCACGGTGCACAGGCGGCCTCAATGGTGGGACTGCCCGGGGCATCAACGATCTTCAGCCCCTTGAACACCTCAAGTCCGGCTTCTGCTTCGTCTGGAAACAGCGGATCAGGAATGATTGATTCGCCCGCAGCTAGGCACCTCCACCAGTCCGGGCAGGCTGTTGTCCATTGCATAGATCAATTCTTCACTACGGAGAGGGGCGGCTTGCCTTGGGAGTACTTGCCTTTGCCGACCTGTTTCGCGGCCTCGGCCTTCTGCTCTTTCTTGCCCTGGTCCGCGACCTTGCCGTGCGAATACGGCATAAGGGTTTTGGCCGCCTCCAAGCGCAGGCGCATGTCGGCGCCTTCCGCATTCATGAGCTCAGTAAGGAAGGCTCGCGGGTCGTCGGTCTCGGTTAACGACAGCTCGCCGGTCTGTAGGTCTTGGGGCTGTTCATCTTTAACTTTTCGGGAGGGTTTAACCTCGGTGCTGGAAGCCTGCTTTTGTTTCAACCGGCGCCCGACTTCTGCGAGGACATCGGGGTCCTTCGCAAGCTTGGAGCCCGCTTGCGACGCGGTCTTCTCGGAATATCCGGCGGCGATCGCCGATTCGCGATTTGACGCCCCCGACAACAAAGCGTCAACAAACCGCCGCTTCTTGTCGGTTAAAGCCATGGTTAACTTTTCCTGAAACGGGAAAAAATGTGTACGTGGGGTCGGTGGCGGTCTAGCTAGATGAGAATCCCTAGCTTTTAACCCCCCTACTCCTTTCGCGGCACGTCACTGGCGTGCCTCTAGCCCGCCGCGCTGGGTTTCGCCGATCCGCTGACGTGTCAGCCACCCAGACCCGCCCCCTCCTCAGCCTGCTTGACGGAGTCGTGACAAGGCTTGCAGAGGCTCTGCCAGTTGGTCTGATCCCAGAAGAGAACCATGTCTCCACGGTGAGCAACGATGTGGTCGACAACTATGGCCGCAGTTGTGCGGCCGTTCCGCTCGCAGTAGACGCACAGCGGGTTGTCGCGCAGGTACCGCTCTCGGGCTTGCTGCCACTTGTAGCCATAGCCGCGCTGGGAGCTGGTCATGCCGCTTCGCCAGCTGCCAGGGCTCACCACCTTGACCCGAGAGCCTGCGCTCTCCTTGATGCGAGAGCCGAGCGTCTTGAGCCTGGCCATCAGCCTTTCGACTCGGAGATCAGACGCACGATGTCGTCAGCCCGCTGCTTAATCTCCAGCACCTGACCGTCGAACAGGCGAACGATGGCGCAGATGCCGTGCCACTGACTGCTGGTGCAGGCTTCGTCCACACGAGCGATGGCTGCGGGAGCTAGGTAACGCTTGAGGCCGTTGCTGTCGGTCAATGTGATCATCTACTTACCCCTGAGCCTTGCGAGATAGGAACAGATCGGAATAGCTGCGAAGCTTCTCCACACCCATGAAGCCGACCATGCCGCCGGCGAAGGTGGCCATACCCTGTGGCAGGCCCATCCATTCGAGCAGCGGCACCAGGGCCAGTGTGATTAGGCCGCAAAGGGCGCCCTCCAAGAACATCTGACGGCGGGTGCCGCCGCCATACACCACCCGGAGGACGGCGATCGCAATGGACAGGCCGGCGGCGCCAAGCTGGGGCTGATGGGCAATCACCCAGGTGAGCACAGCGGCCCACAGGCCAGGATCCTTCTCGGGCATGTTTTGCATCTCGGTTCCTCCCGTTGCGGGGAGCACAAATGAAAAAGCCCCGGAAGTCCGGGGCTCGAAGTTCTTCGATGGCGACGCTTTAAAGCTGCTGAGCAGCCCTGAGCTTCTCTATAAGATCATGACCAGCCCATGTCAGGCCTGTAGCACCGAAGGCGGGAAAATCTGATCCATTGACGAATCCGTTTTGAATAAGCAAGCGAAGATGGAACACAGTCTCGGCAGCTTCTGGGGTAGTCGCCACTCGACCGGAATCTATATGTTCAGGGTAGAGCTGATGAAATGCTGCTCTGTCGTTGAGCTCTTCGATTTTGGTCAGCACAGACAGCACGGTGTCCCAATTACGACGCATACAGCCACCTCCATTTGAAGTAATGCGCATAGTCGCGCAGCGCAAATACTATCAACTGGCCATCCAATTGAGGAATGGAAATAAAAACCCCGACGCAATGGCCGGGGTTTCTCTGTGTCGCGCTGTTGCAAGCTGGACACGCTGCTATGAAAACAGGTGTTTATCCGCGCGGAAAGCTTTTTATGCAGCCTCGCGCAATTGCTCCAAGGCGCAATCGATCCAAGCCACTCCAGTGTTGATCAGCTCGCGCGCCTTCGCTTCGCTCATCTTGTGCTCGCGGGCGATCCGCAGTGCCGGCCACTTAGCACCGAAGTACAGCCAGACGAAGCCGCCCATCTGCGGGTTGCGCTTGTTCAGTCTGGCTACGGCTCCGTCCACCGCAAGTGCCAGATCGTCCGTGATCACGTACTGCTTGAGCCCGCCTTCCGCTGGGGCGTGTTCCTTCATAAGCGCATACAGCGGGCAGACATACTGAGGCACGCCCATGCCATCCATGCGCCACCAGCCCCATTGCTCCAGCATGTATGCGGTGTCACCAAGGGCCTTGTCTACATAGGTTCGTTTTTTCATGTCCTTCCCCCTCAATCCCCGGTGTAGTTGGTGCCGCCGGCGCCGCGCCGGTTGCTTCCCTGATATGTAGCCTCAGGCCCGGATGCCTGAGGGTTCTTCAATTGCTCGATCTGCCGTGTCGCGGCCTGCAGCTTCAGGCTGAGCTGGGTCACCAGCTCATCCAGAGGCAAGGCCTCGCCAGTTGCAGCCTCTACCCAGCCCGAGGCATTGCAGTGGATGCATGGCTTATCGAAGAACAAATCCCTAGTGACCGCTCTCCCACGGCATAAAGGGCACTTGTCCAGCTCAATCACCGCCTTCTTGAAAGCCGGGCCGTGGCTATTTCTCATTGGCGGGAACGCCCCTTCTTGGCTCGAAGCCAAGGCTTGGTCGCACGGCTGCGTGGCACGACAACACTGCCAGCCACAATCGGCTTGTCGAACTGCTCCAGGCCAAACAAGCCTGCTTCCCGCGGCGACACGGCCACTTCCTCGCCCAGATCCACGCCGAACCACTCATCAATGATGACCTGCCCAATGGCGCGACCTCCCAAGCCGTAGAGGAAGGCGACGGCACCGTGCTCGGAAATATTCATTTCGAATCCTCGCTAATTACAAATGCGGTAAGGTCGTTCGGCGCCCCGGCTGCTGTGGCCTCTGGCGAATTCTGCGAAATTTCAAATAAGGCCTTGGTAAGGCCGTGAATGGCTGCAAAACCGATCCGATCAAGCCAGGCGTGCCACTTCTCCAACGCGGCGCAGCGCTGCTGCATGGCCTGGGTGTGGATGTAGGTGCTGGCGATCTTGCCCAGCTTGTGGTTCAGCAGCATCTCGCCGATGTGACTGTCGATGCCGAGGTCGGTCCAGGTACTGCGGGATACCTTGCGCAGGTCGTGACTGGTCCACTCGCCCTGCCCCAGACGCTTGAACACGTTGCTGGCTTGCGTCTCGCTCAGGCACAGGCCCCGACGATTCGGGAACAGGTACACACCCTCGTAGCCCTCGGCCTGCTGGATAGCCCGGTACCGAGTCAGCAGCGCCTGCACCTGGGCGGTCAGCGGCAGGCGGTGCTCGGTACGGGTCTTGGCGTTGGCGGCGGGAATGAACCACTCGGCCGCCGCCAGGGAGATCTCGTTCCAGCGCGCCATGCGGGTCTCACCGATCCGGGTGCCGTGGGCCAGCATCATCAGGGCTAGCATGGCGTCACCCGGCTCCCGCTCGAATGCCTGGGCCAGCTGCCACATCAGCTCCGGCAACTGCACGTCACGCAGGCGGGCTGCCTTGGGCAGGATCTTGGCCTTGGTGAAATCGTTGAAACGCATCCCGGCCATGGGGTTACTGTCGATCAGGCCCAGTAGCAGGGCTTGGCGGAAGGCGGTCAGCAGCAGCGCGAACATCTGCCGCAGGTAGGACAGCGACACCTCGGCCTGGCACGGCCACATCAGGTGCTTGTCCAGCGCATCGGCAGACACGTCAGCCAGGGCCAGGTCAGCAAGGCGCGGCTTGAGGTGCTGGGCAATCGCGGACTTGGCGCCGGCCTTGCGCTTAGCCGACAGCGAGCGGTCACGGGCCATGCGGTCACCGTACCAGTCCAGCAGCTGACCCACGGTAGCCATGCCAGAGACCACCGGGGCAGTGGCCGGGTCGCGCAGCAGGCGCTGACGCAGCGCAGGCAGCTCGGCAATCACCGCCGCCACGTTCAGGTCAGGCCAACGGGCGACCGGCACCCACTTCTTGCCGCGCACCAGGTGCCAGGTGCCGCGCTTACGGTTGCTCCAGAAACGCAGGTACAGGCCAGGGTGACGCGGGTCGCGCAGGTCGCGCACCGACTTGTCGGCGGCCTGCCGGCGCACTTCGGCCTCGCTCAGTTTCACTTCCCGGGTCGCGCTCATGCAGCCACCGTGGCAGGCAGCAGCAGATAGGCGCGGATGGCCTCGACGGCGTCGATATTGCCCCGACATACGATGGCCAGGTAGCCCTGATCGGCAAGCGCCTGCAGGTAGGCGTCCTGGCTCGGGGATACCGGCGCGTCATAGGGCGGCATGGCCTTGAACTCGATGTACAGGCCGAAATACCCACCGCGCGCCATGGGCAGCACCAAGTCAGGCACACCGGCCTTCACGCCCTGCCCCTTCAGCTTGGCGGCCACAGCCTTGACCCGGTGCCCGCCGTTCGGGACGTGGTAGATCAGCTTGTAGGCCTGCGGGTAGCGCAGTTGGAGCTCCTGCATCAGCGCGGCCTGCTCCTGCCCCTCCCGGTCAACGGGCTTGGCGCGGGCCGGCTTGGCCCTGAACAGACGGATGTCGGGGGAATTCATGCGACAAAGCCTCCCTCGTTGAGCAGCAGCGCTTGGGTGCGCATGACGCCCTCGGCGTGGTACTGCCGTGCGGTGTCGCGGTCCACTGCCCGACTGCGCCCGTCGCACGCGTCGTGACAAGAGCTGCAGCACCAGGCGCCTTGCAGGTCGTGTGGCTTCTTGCCGACGCCGCAGGTACCCGCCAGGCGATAGTGCGCAAGGACAGTGGTCTCGGGGTTGCCGTTGCATACGCCCGGAATGCGCACCTGGCACTCACGCCCGCGCGCGGCTTTGGTCAGTTTGGTTTGGCGCATGTGACGCCTCCTTGCAGGTTGATTGATCAGCGCCCCGCCAAGCGGGCGCGCATGGCTGCCAGGGCAGAGTTTCCGACTTGCGGAGTGCGGCGCGCGGCAACCTCTGCAGGAAGTGCCAGCGGCATCTTCTGCAGCGGCTCACCGGCCATAAGCCGACGAACAGCGATGGTGTAATTGCGCTCGAAGAGCTTCGAGCTCGCGTCAGATGGCAGCTTGTTGAGGTTCTCGAAGCCGCACTCCTTGGCCGCGTGCCACACCGCGTCGTGACTCCACTTGCCCCGGCCAGCCATCGCAGGATGGGCATTCCGGGTTGCTTCGCGGAAAGCGGCCGCCAAGGCTGGAAGACCAAGCATCTCTGGTGACGGCTGGCACCACTGAATGAACTCACCGGGAGGCGGGATGAAAGGCGCCCCCGACTGGCGGCAGCGCATCAGCCCAAACTGCAACTGCTCGGGCTTGCAGATTCCAGCCTCCAGAAACGCGGTCAGCCATTGCTGCTTCGACGCGTTGTAGGTGGCCCGGTCTGGCCAAGCCTGCTTCCAGGCGGTGCAGATCGAGCGCAGGTCACGGAACAGATCGTTGATAACCTCTGCCGTCTTCCGATTGAGTTCGGCCTTCACGTCATCGGGCAGCTCGTATCCAGCAGGGACGTGCTGACCGGACTGGACCTTGGCCCACAGGCCGTGCGTGGCAACTGCGACTGGGTTCATTGGGCACTTCCTTGCTCGATCCACGATGTATCACTGTCATCGAACTGCTGGCCACCAGGCCCTGCCCGCAGAGGAACGACCTTCGCTGCATTCGCAAGGTCGCGCTTTCTCCAGCCGACTAGGTCGGCGATCCACTGGCTCTCGGTCTTGGCCAGCCCCTTTGCATCGTGATGGACGACAAAGCCCGAAATGGCCTTTTCCGAGAATTCCTCGATGGCCACCCCAGAACGCTTGGCATAGGCCTCAAGCTGAGCCTGGTCAGGAATCCAATCGAGGAACATCGCGAACGGCTCGCGCGGAGAGTGTGTATTACTTCCCTTCCCTTCCATTCCGGGGGTGAGGCCTCGTTCACCGCTAGACGAGCCTTCGCCGACTTCTCGGCGAGCAGTCGGCGAAGGCTCAACGAATTCAGGGTGTTTTACCGTTGGTCTGTCGATTTTCTGGTGGTGCCATCCGTTGACGTGCAGGTACTGCTTCGATGACGCCTCGTAGAGGGTAATCAGTCGGTTCGTTACCAGCTCAGTAAGCAGCCCTTCCACTGCAAGCGCAGTGATGTCGTCGCCAGGGAAAACGAGAGCTTTGATGGTCTTGGGGGACATCGGGTGATTACCTGCGTCGTCGCAGAAGTTCCAAATCCCGATGAAGAGGAGTCGAGCCATCGCCGAGCACTCCATGACCTGTTCGCTGGTCCAGAACTCCGGCTTGATGGTGCGGATACGAGCCATTACGAACGCCCTCCATGACTAACTGCCTGACGCGTCAGATTTGGCGAGACACCGAAACCTGACGTGGAATGCGTGGTATTGCCTGCATCGTCCATGCGGTGCATAATCGACCTCGATGTTGTTTCAAGAAGACCGCCCTGCCAGGCGGTTTTTTTTCGCCTGCGATTCCGGTACTGGATGGATTCGCAGGTGTTTCGGTCATCTACGGGCGCAACCCTAGGTCACGCATAATCCTTCTCGTCAGGGTTCAGCGCGCAGAGAGTCTGGCGGCTCGGAAACGGACGTAGCTCCTCCCCGCTCATCGTTCCGTCTTCGTTCTCGATGACGAAAATCACCCGGCCGGCCTTCATCGCCTTGGCGATGGCAGGGGCGCTCACATCAAGCCCCTTGGCGACAGCGGTCTGGCCGATTCGCTCAACAAGCTCAGGCAGCAGTGTTCGGTTCATGGCATTGCCTCAGTGGTGAATGCACATGATATTAACCGCCGGTTATCACTTCTTCAATACCGGCGGTTGAGGCAGATAAATTAACCTCCGGTTAAATTCCGCGCATGACGAAAAAGAAAGATCTCTCCCCCGAACTGAAGGCCGAGTGCGACGCAGCCAAAAGGCTGTTCACTCAGAAGAAAAATGCGCTTGGCCTGACGCAGGCAAAGATCGCTGAGGCTGCGGATATCTCGCCGGCCGGCGTTGCCATGTACCTGAACGGCACCAACCCCCTTAATGCGAAGTTTGCAGTGGTGCTGTCCAGGCTCCTGCAAGAGCCGGTGGACCGGTTTAGCCCACGGCTGGCCGCTGAGCTCGCACAAATGCAACGCGCACAGGTAAAAACCGGAGACAGCTCCAGCAGTAGTGCAGCGGAAAAGGTATTGGAAATGCTGCGCAAGCATGGGGGCAAGTCATTAGACGCCACTGCCCAGGACAAAATCGCCAAGGCAGTTGCTGATAGTCTAGCGGAAGCGCCACCTTTAGCGGCTCAGCCCGTCCATGCCCCTACCATGGTCACCCCAGACCATGGCGATATTTCCATACCTCAGTACGACGTCCGCGCCGCGATGGGTCATGGCCAAGTTCCAGCCGAATACAGCGAAGTCATCCGGAATGTGGTCATCCGTGAAGAGGTGCTGCGCGAGAAAGGTGTGACGTACACCTCAGCTCAGGCTCTGTCGATGATCACAGGATGGGGGCAGAGCATGGAGGGAACGATCAACGACAAAGATCCAGTTATCGTCGACCGCGGCATTAACGATTACCAGGGTGAAGGCGTATATGTACTCACGTGGCACGGCGACTTATTAATCAAACGAATTCAGCGAAAGGATGAAGATTACGTTTGGCTGATTTCAGACAACAAAAACTATGAAAAACAGTCTGCACGTATTGATGATATAACAATCCATGCAAAAGTGCTTCTTGTGTGGAATTCCAAAAAATTATAAAACACTAATCAGCCAACATTATCGCTCCAAAGGGTCTACAAAGTGCATCGGAACGCAACCTTTTATGATCTCAAAATCAGCGCATTCGGAGTATCGCGTGCAGAAGGAAATGAAGCTCATTTTGTAACAACTCCAAAATCATTGCTTGCTATTGCCTTACAAGCAAAGCAACTTTTTGACACCGGCGACAGATTATTACAAAAAGGCCGCATCGCAACGTCTCCTAAATATTTTCTCTCAGACATTAAAATCACCGAGACGCGCTTAATTCTATTAGTAAACATTAGTGACCCTTCAGCCCCTGATGCTGTCTCATCTGATCCAGAAAGCAAAAGCCGAGTAGTGCACTCCAAACCTCCTGGGCATGGCGGAGAACACTCAGCCCATGTTGTAATCAATCTGACCCCGGAAAAAGGCGACAACTACTACCTTTGCGTAGTAGAGGCGGTCTTTGGGTCCGGCCTGCATTTAACCAGCATCTTGAAGTTTTTGAAGCATCTTGTCCGAAAGTGTAAAGCTGAGTTCCCTTCGGAGTACCTTATCCCGAACAACAATGGCGCCCGGGACAAAAAAGGCAATCCGCTGATGGTCCACCTGCTTCACGAACTGGAACTGCAGGGACATCCTTCTGAAGATTTTCAGAAAGACTTGGAGGGCGGAACGCTATCAGCTATCCAGCTTTTAAACTTTTCAAAGGAGGGCGCCGTCTGGGACGAGCAAGGAGGGATCATTGAAAGGCAACGCACTGTCGACCTCCGACCTAAACCAGACATGATCGGATCATTGGGCTCAGCAATTCGTAAATTGCGGGCGAACGTAACTCGAGCCGATCAAGAGTATAAGCATATTAGAATCAAGTTCAAGACCGAGGCAGGCATTGACAAGGATGCGACGATCTCGACAAGTACGGGAAACCTTGTCGCTAGCGAAAAATATGTAAAGCGCCACCCAATTGAAGCACCGCTGGTCAATACAAGTAGCTTTGACACAATAAACTCATTTATAATCAAGGAAGTCTTCAAGCTTATGGAGTAAGCAATGTTGCTAGGACAACTGCTAAGACCATTTGGCTACCTTGCCATTCAACACCCCTACAAATGGGTTGTGGACTGGCTGTATCCTGCAATTTTGGCATTCGCTCTGACTACCACCCTATGCCTTGTGGACCATAAGGCTACCTATTACGAATCCGGCAATCTCATATCGCTGGTGCTCTCATTCGTCCAGTCTCTCCCTGGCTTTTATATTGCAGCCTTAGCTGCTATAGCCACCTTTGGGCGCTCAGATATTGACAACATCATTCCTGAACCGACTCCCAAAGTAGTTGTAAAATTCAGAGGATCGACAAACATTGTCGACCTAACCCGACGTAAATTTTTGGCGATGCTTTTTGCCTTCCTCACTGCACAAAGCATTTTGGTGGTTATTTTTTCACTAAGCTTATTGTCTTTTGGGAAGCTTATTTTCCTAACCACAATTGCTGGCCCGGATTCAGGATTCGTATTCAGCTATGTAACACTTACGATTTACTTCCTCCTGTTCTTTCAGATGATTATCGCTACCTTCTGGGGTCTTTACTATCTTGGCTACAAACTGATGGAGTAAACCGTAGAGGGCCTTCTTCAGGCCCTTCTTTAAAACGGTGCCTCCGCTTCTCCGTGCCACACTAACTCAACATCCTTTCCCGAATCGATTACCCGATCATAATCCGTCGGCGCATCCCATTGCAGGATCACCGATCCGTCATCACAGAACGTCATGTCCAGGCCGTCTGTCTCTGACAGCAGCTCCATGATCGCCCCCCAATCCTGATCGCTGTCCGTGTCCAACTGATGGATCAGAACCTTCCTGCCGAACTGGGCAAGCGGGGAATTGATCATCGCAGAAACCCTCAACCCCAGTTTCTCCAAGCCTGTCAGCTCCTCGCGAGGCGCCGACATAGCGAATCCTTGTGCAGCTCTCATTCCCTACGCCTCCAATACTGTATGTACGTACAGCACGTGACGATCTTAGCGCGCATCTTCAAAAAAATAATTAACCGGCGGTATTGACGTAATATTTACCGCCGGTTAACTTTATTTTCATCGCCGGATTCACACCGGCCTGGCAGCTTCGGCAGCCATCGCTCTTTACACAACGAGACGTGACCACCTCGACGCACCCAGGCCATCACCTGGGTCGGGACAAGCTAAGTCGTCGACCACGCAGCCTCTGGATAGCTGCCGGACTCCCTCATGGGAGGACGCCAATCCATGCGAGCCACCTGATGCGTAGCCAGTAGCTGCAGCAGGCAGTGGTGGGGAAACCCGGCGACGAGCATGGCGCGGACCAAACAACCATAGGAGGAACGCCATCATGAAGTAGTAAGCGAAACGCCTAACCCAGCCATGGGAAATGGCAGCCTAACCGGACGCTAAAGAGCCGGTCGCTGGCAGGCCGAGAGAATAGCCGCCCGGAGCGCGCTGGTTGCCACCAGCCCCGATAGCCAGCCATGAGTGCTGCACAGCGACGGTCGATGGCAACGACGCCGGACACGTAACCGGCCCGATCTACCTGGTTCCCCATCACCAGGCTGCTTCGGTGTGTGATCTGAATGCGCAGGCTGATGCGCAGGGAAAGACCCAACGGGCTTTGCACGACTTTCCTTACCCGACTCTCGTGCACCGACGCTCCGTAGGGCTACTCATCTAACCACCGCCCTTTGATGCGGCAAGCCGGAAAGAACGCAGCCCCGGCCAGATCACACACCAATGCAGCCCACCGAGGACACTTCATGGAAACGATCACTTGCGGCTCATGGATTGGCCAGCTCGGCAAGGCGCTGGCTCCCCGTGAGCTCGAAGCTCTGCTGTGGGTGGCTCAAGGCCTCACCACCAAAGAAATCGCCCGCCAGATGGCGGTCAGCCCGGGCACCGTTGCCAACCGCATCGAAGCCGCTCTGTTCAAGCTCGAAGCCGGTCGCCGCATTGAGGCGGTCACCAAGGCCATGCGCCAACAGATCATCAGCCCGCTCTGCATCATGCTCGCCAGCCTCATCGCCATGCATGCGGTGATTGACGACAGCGACCCGATGCGCCGTGACCGCCGCGCCCCTGAGCGCCGCACCGCCCAAGTTCGAATCGTTCGCAAGGCCGAGGCCTTCGAGCTCCACGCCTGACCCATCCGAGGATCACCCATGCAGACAGCAATGCACCCTGCTTTCGAGCAGAAGCTTGCCGTACTCGCGGCCCTGCTCGAGCGCAGCAAGTCAGTCAGGGCTGAGGCCCATGCCAAGGTCAGCCAGACCGCACCTCGCTACCAAGCGTGCGGTAAAGGCGCGACGTGGGATGTCGTTGAAATCGCCACCGGCGCTGTGCAGGGCTTCGCCTTCAGCTACCGCACAGCAATGCGATTTGTAGATGTGATGGAAGCAGGCGCAGCGAGCAAAAGAGGTGGCCTGCAATGATCGGGCACTCGAACAGCCGGGACCAGATTCTGGCCCAGCTCAACGCCAGCATCGACAACTTCTTTAGTAGCGGTGGCTCCGTCGAAACCCTGCCTGGGTTCGAGTACGTGCCACACCGGCCTCATCGCGACCTCGAGCCAAAGCGTTCATCCATAGCCACCCCACCCAACAAACGGTTGGCTGCGCGCCTAAAACAACTAGATGAGATCCGCGAGCTGGCAAAGACCATGACCTACAAGGAGGCCATGGCTCACACCGGGCTCGCCCAGGCAACTCTCGTTCGCGCAGCCTCGCAAGGCAACTTCAAGTTCCAGCGCGACCCGAACTACGGGAAAAGCAACCTGGGCAAGAAGCTCAGCGATCCCGTTGAAGACAGGTCGAAAGCAGAAAAGATCATCGCCTATCGAAACGTCGGGATGTCCAGAGCCGATGTGGTTCGCGAGCTGCAAATTTCCTTCAAGCAGCTTGGCCGGCTGTGCCGGGAGTTCGACATCGAGTTCCCGACCATCGTCGAGAAGCGAGCAAAGAGAAAAGCATGAAACGCATCACCGCGCGCGTCCGGCATGGCCGGCGCCAGCAGCACATAACTCTGCCGCCCAGCGGCATCGCCCATCAGGAGACGCAGCAATGTCCAAGCCCACTGACACCACAGAGTTCCTGCAGGAGCTCAACGGCGGCGCCTTCGCTAGCCAAATCGGTCATGCCCTTTCGGAAGTAGCCGCAGGCGTTGTCGATCACGGTAAGGCAGGAAAGATCACCATCACCCTGGACTTCAGCCAGATCGGCGACTCCCATCAGGTAAAGATCAAGCACAAGCTTGACTACAAGGTGCCGACCAAGCGCGGAACGCGCAGCGAGAACACAAGCCTCGATACGCCTATGTACGTCGGCACCGGCGGCAACATATCCCTCTTCCCCGAAAAGCATGACCAGCTCTTCACCCGTGACGAAGCACCAGTACACCCACGCTCCTAACTCACAGAATCTACAAGGAATAGCGCATGTCCCTCAGTAAAGAAGCTCTCGAACTGATCCAGGAAAACACCATTGCCGCAGTTGGCCGCGATCTGCCGGCCTTGGGCCCGGTGGTCGTAGTTCCGCAAAACTTCAACGTTGTTGATCTGGAGCGTTACCAGGAAGGCCGCAACCGCTTCCGTGGCACCTACTCCACCCACTCGCTGGCTGACTACAGCGCCTACGTTGTCGAGCGCGCCGCACCAGCAGCCCGCGGCTTCATCGACCAGGACAACATGAGCTGCATCGTGCTGTTCAACATCGGTACCGCCGAAGAGCCGGGCCACGCTGATGATCGCGCCGTGCTGCGCCTGAAGGCGTCCGCCGCATTTGCAGCCGTCCAGGCGGTGTGCGGCCAGAGTCTGGTTCAGAAGGCCATGAGCGACTGGATCGAAGACTGGAACCAGCACTTGTCGGCCACCGATGAGAATGGCCAGACCATGACCATCGCCAAAGCAATCGCCGCGGTTCGCACCATCACCGTAAAGGCCTCGTCGGAGAGCGATCACGCCGTCGGTGAAACCCGCGCCAGCCGCAGCACCATGGACCAGATCGAAGCCAGCAGCAAAGAAACCCTGCCGGCCTGGCTGGACTTCAAGGTCATTCCGTTCGAGGGCTTGGCCGAGCAAGTGATTCGCCTGCGCGTGTCCGTCATCACCGGCGGCGCGCAACCGGTGCTGAAGCTGCGCTGGATCGGCGAAGAAGCCCAGCGCGAGGCCATCGCTCAGGAATTCAAGGCCGTTCTCGACGACAAGGTCGGTACCGCCGCGAAGCTGTCCCTGGGAACCTTCGACGCCAAGTAACTCACCAAGCGGCCCCGACTCAGGGGCCGTACCTCTGGCATGGAGAAAGCCATGATCGAAGCCACCCAGAAGCAACTCGAACTGCTCTGGCACACGCTGGGCCTAAATCCAGGCTGCCGAACTGGCGGCAGAAACCACTTCCTCACCAGCCCAGGCTATGACGACGCCAACAACCTTGATGTTCTGGTAGAGGCAGGCCTGATGACGCGAGGCAAGGCGCCAGCGTTCTGTGATGCTAATGACGTGGTGTACCGGGCAACGCCTGAAGGGAAGCAGTTTGCGCTGGCCAAGCTTCCCCCGCCGCCGCCTCCGCGAAAGTACACCAAGTTCGATGCCTATCTCGACGAGTGCGAATGCTATGACGGCTTCGCCCACTTCCTCGGGATCAACCAGCCGCAGATACAGCAGCGCGGCTCCTGGGGCAACTACGAATACCGGATGGTCCGCTACCCACGCGGAAGTGCCTACTGCGAGCATCGCCGGCCTACCCGCTTCGCGCACTGGTCGCCCTACGAGACTGTTGAGGTCGCAGGCGATTGGGCTCGTACCATGAAAGCGGCCAAGGCCAGCTACAAGGAAGCGCTTCGACTCAAGCTGGCTGAGCGCCGCGCCGAAAAGATTCGACGCGCGGCCTGACCCTCCGGCGCTGCCCGTCAGCGACTAATCTGCTCCGGCATTGGCCTATCTGATCTCAGTTCCGTTTATCGTCATCCGTTGGAGGGCTGTACATCCCTCTATCCTGGCTGAGTCGGTGAAAAGGCGACCGCTTCAGCCGAGGGATTGCGAAATGGTAAACAATCAACAGCGTTGCCCATCCAGCAAGGCAGAAAATCGAACGCTCGCTTGTGCTCAATGACAGGGCGAAAGAGATTGCCACTATCGCAAACATGATGCTGACAAAGAAGAATCCAGTCGCCAGGGCATTGACGAGGAAATTAAGCCTGTGCCAACGATCTGGGATCAGTTCGAGGGGGCCTGTGGCGATCAGAGCAATTCCAAACGGCACAGAATAGCTGATCAACGACGCAGATGGCTTTCCCAGCCAAAGAAACGCTATCCAAATCGCGAGCCCTATGAATGATGCCGTTCGGGTCTTCATCGCGGCAGCTCCTGATCTTGGCGATCTTCCTCGATCTCGCAACCCCATTACCACCATCCTTGTTTGGTGAGCGGCGAAGCATATCACTCGGCGCTGCCCGCCAGCGCCTTCCCCTACTCAAAGATAACGCTTCCCCGGAGGTGGCACGCTAGCAGATCAATCGCGACATCCTGAGCCTGCACGCTCACCTCAGCATTCCAGCCTTTGGTCGCGTTCCAGTAGGTACATGATCCCTCCAAACCATCAGACCAGCACATCACGTCGCCCTGTTCAATGTGCGCAGGTGACCGCAGTCTGATGATCTTGTAGCTGCCCTGCTCCTCCACCCAGATTGCAACGCGATCGACATTGATCTTTTCCACTACCCCGACGATCAGCACCTTGGTTCTCCCTTAGAACGCCGGTGCAGATCAAACACGATATGACATCAAATTGCCACCTCTTGTAACGATTACAGAAGGCGGCGCACGCATGGAGAAAGCCATGAGCCACTTCTTCTACAAAACCGAATCACCCAAGGTCCTGGCCGCGGTTCGCGCCTGGGACGAAAAGCGGGCGGCATGGAATGCGCAGCGCGACGAACTCGGCAAAGTGTTCGGCGGCCACGCATCACCGATGTACAGCGGCACACGCAACTTCGTTGGCGGTATCAAGCTCAGCGCCAGCGCCGACCTGGATGTGCATTGGCGGAGACCTGATGAACATGGCTACCGCGCGCTGCGTAGCTCGGCCAAGCATGCCAAGGGCATCACCAAAGAAGCGCGTGCACTCGAAAAGGCCAATCACGAGCGGCTGCTGGAGCAGTGGAAGGAACACTGCCCGGCCGATATCGACAGCGACGAAATGTGGGCAGGCGTAGGTGTCGAGCGAGGGAACGTGTGGTTCTTCGGCGGGGTGTGCTTCGAGCACGACGGCGCCGTGTACCTGCAACTCGGCTCAGCTTCTTCCGCAGATCATGTCGAAGGCCTGGTCGAGGTGCTTGGTAGCGAATACCAGGCTGCTCGCCAAGGCGTCATGAGCGCGCGCAAAGCCGCCTGATCCTCCAGCGCTGCCCGCCAGCGCCTTCCCCTATTCAACGATAACGATCACGCCCCACCGGCGAGGACCGCCCATGTCTGCATTCCAGAAAAAGAACCCGCTCGACTTCAAAACCCAGTACGGCCTTGGCTTCGACCCGCAGGACGATGAGATCGTGGTGGACTTCTTCTGCGGCGGCGGCGGTGCCGGTACCGGGCTTGAGATGGGCCTGGGCCGGCCAGTCACCGTGGCCAAGAACCACAGCCCTGCAGCCATCAGCATGCACACCGCCAACCATCCGGCGGCGCGGCACTTCACCACCGACGTCTTCGACGGTGACCCGGATGAGGAATGCCAGGGCCGGCCAGTTGGCTGGTTCCACATGAGCCCGGACTGCACCCACCACAGCCAGGCCGCCGGCGGGCAGCCGCGCAAGCGCGAGATCCGCAACCTGTCTTGGATTGGACTGAAGTGGGCCGGCAAGAAGCGACCGCGGGTCATAAGCCTGGAGAACGTGAAGCAGATCCTGCAGTGGGGCCCGCTGATCGCCAAACGAGACAAGGCCACCGGCAGGGTGATGAAGCTTGATGGCACCGTGGCCGCCGTTGGCGAGCGCGTACCGGTGCAACAGCAATTCCTAGTGCCCGACCCGAAACGTCGCGGCATCACCTGGCGCCGGTTCGTGCACTTGCTCGAAGGCATGGAGTACAAGGTGGAATGGCGCGTTATCAAGGCCTGCGACTTCGGCGCGCCGACCAGCCGCGAGCGCCTGTTCATGATCGCCCGCTGCGATGGCCAGCCAATCGTGTGGCCGGAGCCTACACACGCCAAGAACCCAGCCAAGGGCCAGAAGAAATGGCGCACCGCCGCCGACTGCATTGACTGGACCGTGCAGAGCAAGAGCATCTTCGGCCGGAAGAAGCCGCTGGCCGACGCAACGTTGCGCCGGGTCGCCAAGGGCATGAAGAAGTTCGTGCTGGACAACCCGCAGCCTTTCATCGTGCCGATTGCGAACTGGTCGGGTGAATTGGCCCAGTCGGCGCATGAGCCACTTCGCACGGTGACCTCTTGGCCGCGCGGTGGATCCTTCGCCATGGCAAGCCCGGTGATTCTTCCAGCAACACACCAGGGCGCCGACCGAGTGAACAACCCGGGCGATCCACTACCAACAGTTACTGCGGCCAACCGTGGCGAGCTGATGATGGCCAGCCCCGTGATGGTCGGGGCCGGCGGCCCGATGTATGCCGGTAAGCCAGTAGCAGCTGACCAGCCCATGGGAACGCTGATGACCCAAAGCCACCGGGCGCTGGCATCGGCGCATCTGGTCAAATTCAGGTTCAACAGTGAAGGAGCAGCCATCACCGACCCGGTGCCGACCATCACGAGCGGCGGCAACTACAAGAGGCCTGCGGGTGCTGCCCATGCCATGGGCGTGTGCACAGCCTTCATCGAGCAGGCCAACGGCGGATTCAACAACACGCCAGCGAAAGGTGCGGACGAGCCGCTGACCACGGTCACCAACACCGGCAGCCAGCAGCGCCTGGTAACGGCCAGCCTGGCCACGCTCCGGCGCAACTGCGTAGGCCGTCCCGTAGATGACCTGGTGCCGACAATGACCGCCGGCGCCGAGCATCATGCCTTGGTCGAGTACAAGCTATCGCCGGAGCACGAAGAAGGCGCCCTACGCGTCGCCGCATTCCTCATCAGCTACTACGGCACAGAGAACATAAGCGCCTGCGACGCTCCAGCGCCAACGGTGACCACCAAGGACCGCCTGGGCTTGGTCACCGTCTTCGTTAAGGGCACGCCCTATGTGATCGTCGACATCTGCCTGCGCATGCTGCAGCCCCACGAGCTGTACCGCGCTCAGGGCTTCCCGGCCAGCTACATAATCGACAAGGGTGCCGACGGCAAGCCGTTCACCAAAACGGAGCAGGTGCACATGTGCGGCAATAGCGTCAGCCCGCCGCCTATGGCTGCCCTCGCAAGAGCAAACGACCCATGGAAATCCAGCCAGCACCAGGCAGCCGCTGCGTGAGTTAGAAAAAGCTCAATCGCCTCGATGAGCCTGACCGCAAGTTCAACTCTTTCAATAAATCTCAGCATGAGGCCTCCAGTTAAGGTTTCGCCTCATGCTATCCACACTGACCAGCTTGTCTTGCAGCTTCGGCAGGATCACTGGCCTACGAGGTATCCCCATGCCCACAGAAAACCGATCCAGCAACACAGAGATGGTCAGCGTGCCCGAAGGGTTCATGCTGGTAGAACGCAGCATCTGGACAGAGCAGCAGGTCGAGGCCGCCACAGCGTGCATCACTCGACTGAAGGGTGTGCCAGGCATGCGCGACTGCGACCTGGCGATGGCTGCCATAGATGCCGCCCAATGCAAAGCGCCCGATATCACTCTGGCCGATCTGCTTCCTGCCCCGTACCCCCACCCCGACCCTATCGCCTGGATGGTTGGTACTGCCATCTGGTGGACCAAAGAAGAGGCAGAGCGGGATGCGGCGGAGACGGGGCTGCCGATTGTTGGCCTGGGCCCGATGATCGATGCCGCAGAGGTCGAGCGGCTGCGAGAGGCCCTGAAGTTCTACGCTGACCGGGACCACTTCGCGGAGGACATTGGCAGCGACTGGGACAGCGTGAGCGGAGAACCCGCCAATGTCCTGTGGCACGAGAATGAGGCCTGGTTCGTCGAAGACGGCTCTATCGCTCGCGCCGCCCTGGAGCGCAGGCCTGAAACAAAGTCGTTTTAACCCGCCTCCTCTGGCTCTCGCTCCAGCAGCCAGAGAGCACTTTCGATCTCCGCAATTGCGCCAGGCACCCGCTCGGCATTTACCCATTGCCAGGACGTGTTGCCTATGAGCCCGCCAATGGCCTGGCGGCGCAGTTCACCGATGTCGATGCCCTGCTGCTCCGCTGCTGCAAAGACCGCCGCCAGCGCGTGCTCCAAATGCATAACCCTTTCTGTGGTCATGGCTGCTCTCCAGTTGGGGAGCTGAGTTTAGCCCTCTACCGATGACCCGTATGTGAAAAACGCACAAGAGCACACTTGTACTCTATTGATGTAGCCCATCACTCCTCTACTTCGAGCAGGCGGAGAGCTTTTCCGTTACAGCTCCCCCCTCAGTGGCGATCTGACGAGCACGCCCAACGCCCCAGGCCAAAGCTCTGGTCATCGACTCACCTGGTCTTGAGTCAAACGCCTCTTCATGAAGAGCACTTCCAGCCGGCGCGTAGACGCCGATGAACATCTGGGTAGTGCCTGTGCGGGACAATCTGACCTGAACATCAACCATGGTGCCGTCGTCGAGAATTTCGTCATGGGTACGATGGTGAAGCGTTGGGTCGGCCCAGTCCCAATATGCCGGTCCTCGAATTCTCATAATTCCTCCGTTCCAGCTGTTCTGCTTTAGGTCGTGAAAAACAACATAGCGAACCTAACCATAGAGACAACTAAAACGACCGAAACTGAGAACTCGTTCCGACAATTGGCCAAAAACTATACATATTTACGATTTTGTATAATTTTTCGCCGAAGTTCTTACACGTCATCCCGGATAGTCACGGCAAAAACGATCCACTCTTGAAACGCCTTACGCTGAGCTTCGAGATCCTCCTCCCAGCAAATTTTACCCCCGTGGCTGTAGGCCACTCGATTCATCAATGCAGCAGTCGATTTATCGAGCTCCTTCAGCAATTGATAAGCACGATATCTCTGGTCGGCGTTCAGCATCTTGTTTTCTCTCGCGGCGCTCGCAGCCCACTCTCTGTTGAGCAGGGCTTGCTGGCCGTCTGCTATCTAGACCCCTCAGTAACCAATTTTATTCCCAGCACACGCTGAAATCAGCAGCGTAAGGAGAAGTCATGCCTGAAGAAATCAAGCTAATCCAACGTGTGGCCGTCGACCGAGGCAAAGACAGCCAGGCGGCGCAGCCATGACCCGCCTCGCCCTCTGCCTCCTGCTGCTGGCCACCGGCGCCAGCGCAGCGCCTTTACCGTATGGGGTTCGCGTCTTCCATGACGATGAGCGCGGTGCCACCTGCTGGATCTATCAGGCCGGAAGTGGCGCAGGCATAAGCTGCATCCCCGACAGCCAGCTGCAGGCCGGCAACCAGCGCCAGCTCTCCCCGCACGAAACACAACCCGAACCTACACCCGCACTGGCGCCTGGGCGCTGGATTGATGAGAGGTATCAGCTGTGAGTCAGCTATCGAAAACAGTCGAGCTCCAGATCAGTTGTGAGGTTGGCGGCCGTACCTGGAAGCTATTCACCTTCGACTATGAAACCCCTGACGGTACGTTCAGCGGCTATTTGCACGCCATCTCGGCAGAACATGCCGCCGCGATGCTGCTGGACATGAAGGCCACAGCAACCCTGAAAGGGGAAATGATTGGGGTGATGCCATGAGCCTGTTCCAGTGTTACGCCTGTGGCTGCCGAGAGAACACGGCCACCAGCAATTTCTGGGTCCGCATGGAAGGGCAGTGGCGCGGTCTGCCAAGCCAGCCTTGGATGCTGTGCTCCGCATGCGATCCAAGCATCCAGGAATGGCACGGCGAGTTCGATCGCCTGTACCTGCCGAAAGGCGAGTTCTGCACCAACGGCCAGGGAAACCTTGAGCACATCGCAACCGGCAAACTTTGCCATGAATATCTGGCTGAGGTGAAGCCATGACCGATCTGATCGCGGTGAGGGTATCCAACCTGGTCGGCGCTCCGCTGGACTGGGCCGTGGCAAGGGCCGAGGGTTTCGAGGCAGATCCTGTGTGCCGAACGACGGTATGGCGCACCCGAACTGACCCCATCAGCATCAGCATCCGCGGCGCAACCGAAGGTTTCGGCTATCGCCCTTCTTCTCACTGGGACCACGGAGGCCGGCTGATCGACAAGCACAAAGGCACCGCTCAACACATACCCGGCCTTCCCGAAGACACCTGCTATGCAGGCGGCCCCGCCGGCGCAGGAGTTTGGTGCTACGGCCCCACTGCGCTGGTTGCGTTCTGCCGGGGCCTGGTCCACTACAAGCTCGGCGATACCATTCAAGTGCCGAAGGAGCTGATACCGTGAATCGAGAAGCATTGAAAGCGCTGGCTGAGCGGGTGATGAACGACCGACGGTTCTGCTGCGACGAACAACACAGGTACTTGGCCGAAGGTGCCCTTGAGCTTTTCGCCGAGAACGAAGCGCTGCGCAAGGACGCCGAGCGCAGCAAGCGCATGCTGTTGGATGCCTGTGTCTCCATCGGCAGCATTGGTGAAGCCCTCGGCCTGAATATGGACGCCGACGCCGACATGATGATCGGCACGGCCCGCGACCTGGTCGATGGACTAAACCGCATCATCAAGGAATGCCCGCTCGGTAGCCCCGGCTTTGCCATTGCCACCGAGGTACTTGGAGAGCTTGGCGTGCAACAGGAGGGCCAGCCATGATCCTGCCCCTGATTTACATGGCCTACCTGATCTACAGGGGGCCGCGATGAGCAAGCCGCACGCACGAACCAGCACCGGCGCAAAAGTCACTATCACCAGCGAGATGACGAATCTCGGCTCATGGGGCCCGGACTGCACCCTGGACCAGGTCTACCGCCAAGCACGCGAAGCGGCAATTGGGCGATTGAATAACGTCTTCAAGGATCACGTCGCTACAACCCGCATCCTGGGCCCGGTGATCGTCGAAGCCGTCACCACCGACCTCGAGAAGCGTTAACCCCTTCCCCTACCACTCAAGCCCGCCGACGGGTCGTCCAGAAGTGCGTCGCGGCTAGCAACACCCCAGGTATAGCCATGCCCAGGCCGCTGTAGAGGAATGCCGGCTGGTCAGACAGCAGCCCGCCCATAACGAACCCGATGCCCGTGGGTATGAGCGTGACCGCTACATAGCCAAACGGCTTCCTGACTTCCTTTGCCATTTCAATGCTCCTTGTTTTGGGGGCACTATTTAAACATGCGTGCCCGCCGCTGTGCGCGGGCGAGGAACCTCTATGTCTGAACGCAAAACGATGTGCATCTACCATGGCAACTGCGCTGACGGCTTCGGCGGCGCCTGGGTCGTCCGCAAGGCCTTAGGCGAGCAGGTTGAGTTCGTTGCCGGCGTGCATGGTCAGGAGCCTCCTGATGTAACCGACAAAGACGTGATCATCGTCGACTTCAGTTACAAGTACGAAGTCATGGCCAGGCTGAGCTGGAAGGCCAACAGCATCATCATCCTGGACCACCACAAATCGGCGGCCGAGGACCTTGGCAAGTTCCCGCCCTTCCACGCCGGCGTTCGGGTGGATGGTCGGCACCCCGACGGGTCGGTCGCACTGGGCTGGGAAAGCGCCCACATCTCCATGAATTCGCAGAACTCCCCCGCTATCGCCTGCTGCTTCGACATGAACCGCAGCGGCGCCATGCTCGCCTGGGACCACTTCTTCCCCGGGCAGGAGCCGCCAATGCTACTGCGCCATATCGAGGACCGGGACCTGTGGCTGTTCCAGCTGGATGGCACCCGCGAGATTCAGGCCAACCTCTTCAGCTACCCCTACGACTTCGAAGTCTGGGACATGCTCATGGCGACTGATGTGCAGTCCCTCCGCTCGGACGGCGCCGCGATTGAGCGAAAGCACCAGAAGGACGTTGCCGAGCTGGTGGCCGTGACCAAGCGCCGCCTGGTCATCGGCGGTCACAATGTGCCGGTGGCCAGCCTGCCATACACGCTCACCAGCGATGCGGGTCACCTCATGGCCCAGGGTGAACCTTTCGCCGCCTGCTACTGGGATACCCCTGATGGCCGCGTATTCAGCCTGCGCAGCACAGACGATGGCATGGATGTGTCGGAGATCGCCAAGCAATACGGCGGTGGTGGCCACCGCAACGCTTCCGGCTTCCGCGTGCCGTTCGGCCACGAACTGACCAAGTAACTCCCCTCTTCCACTCAAGGCCGGCGGCAATGGCTGTCGGTCGAGGATCACCTATGTCCGCAATAAACCGTTTCCACGAAGTAGCCAACGATGCCCTGGTGCAGATCAGCGACCATCTGGTGCCAGGAGCCAAGCTCACCTTAGTGATCTACGTACCAGGCGAACCTGAGCAAGACATCGTCCTGATGGGCCGCGGTGTCGCTACTGATGAGGTCGTGAATACCCTACGCCGGCGTGCTGCGCTGAGCCTTGATGGCGACAACGCCTACAAGTCCGGGGTATGCGATGTAGCCGTAGGGGCAATGGCGGCCGGGAAACAGAACAATAACCAGCCGCCCGAGGGGCACTGGGGCCAGCGGTTTTGGGATATCGGCCGGGCCGAGGGAGAGCTGCAGGAAGAACTGGTTCAAGCACTCCGCCTGGCTCGCAAAGAGCTGGACGCCTGCCAGCGGGTGATCCACTACGCCGGAGGCTTCGATCCAGCTTACGTCGATGATGCCCAGGCCGCGATCAAGATCACCGACGCAGTGTTGGCCAAGACCCCAGCCTGACCACCAACCTGCCGCCACCGGCGGCGTGGAGACCATCCCATGGAAACCGAAAGTACCGGTGACGTCGACAAGGTCACAGAACAGAAAATGGCTGACCTGCTCGGCTGCACCAAGCGCGCCCTGGAAGGCCGGCGCCTCCGCGGAGCGATACCTGAAGGCGTCTGGATGAAGCACGGCGGACGCATCATCTACAGCAAAAAGAGGTATGACGAATGGCTGGAAAGCCAATGGATTTACCCCCTGGAATCGACGTCCACTATGGCTCGCTCCGGCTCAGGTTCATGTGGGAAGGTACTCGCCGAAGTGAGACCCTTCCCTACCCCCCGACACAAAAAGGCATCAAGGCTGCATCCCAGCTTCGCGATAAAGTAAACAGCCTGATCAAGCTTAACCTCCTCGACCACGACAAGTACGCGGAGTTGTTCCCCAGTTCCGCCGCGGTTGTGGGCGGCGTTCCAACATTCGGTGAGTACGCCCAGTTGTGGCTGGACAGTCGTGAGATCGCCGCTGGCACCAGACTGAACTACAAAGGCACCCTGAATCTGTACTGGGTGCCACACCTTGCTCTGGTGCGCATTGACCTGATCACTTCGACCTTACTGAGGCGGATTGTCGCCGCAATCACCTGGACATCACCGTCGGTCAAGCGCAACGCAATGGTGAAGCTCTCGACCATCCTGCGCTCAGCTGTGATGGACGGGCTGATCACGAGAAATCCCGCAGAAGCAATTCAGTTGCCTGCACGCTCCAGAAAGGAGGTCGATCCCTTTACGCTAGACGAGGCAAATACGATCATCGCTGAGCTGTACAAGCACCCTCATTGGCCTAGCCAGATCTATGCGGCTTTCTTCGAATTCATGTTTTTCACTGGCCTACGTTTGTCCGAAGGCCTGGCATTGAGATGGGATGCGGTCGATACGACCAAGAAGACAGTCCACGTGCGGCGAACGATCGCGCTCGGGGTAGTTGAGGAAAGGACGAAGACAGGGAAGGATAGGTTTGTGCTGCTCAACGACAGGGCCTTGCACGCCCTGGAGTTCGCCAAGCAGTACGCAGAACGCCGCAGGCTGGGCAAAGGCCAATTCACCGAATCGCCGTTCGTCTTCCCGCCTGGGAAGAATGGGGAGCACGTCAAGCAGACGTCGGACCTGCACCACCAGTGGCGCCCGATCCTCAAGGGTTTGGGGATCAGATACCGCCCCCCGTATAACTGCCGCCACACCTATGCGACAATATGCTTAATGTCTGGTCTTAACCCCGCATTTATCGCCCAACAGCTCGGGCATAGCGTGCAGATGCTCTTATCGACTTATGCGCGCTGGATTAACTCGTCCAACGACTGGCAGGAGCTGGAAAAGCTCCAAATTGGTCCGAAATTGGTCCGTAGCTGCGAAGAAGCCACGTAA